AGCTAATGTTCCACTAAGCCGTGATGCCCAATAGTTATTAGATGAAGAGTTACCATCATCATCTGCTGCAATAGCACCTTGACCAGTACGGGCAGTAGTGCTATCTGCTACACCACGATACAACCATAGCCAGGAATCTACCCAAGCAGGGCGTTCAACTGTAACTGAATCCACTACCTCAAATCTAGGTCCAGTAGTGGTAGTGATAACATAAGCGGTTGTTGTATCTACATTTACTACTACATCTATATAAGCAGTTGTAGCGTCAAGATTAATAATAATGTCTTCAGCGTTTGCTGGAGTTGATAGAAAAAGAAAAGGCCAGACTATTAAGAATAGGCTGGACAAATGTACTTTTAACTTTCTACTCAACTGGTTTCTCCAAACAACAATACTTTTGTTGTTATTAAATTATATCATAGATATGAATTTAATTACTTAGAGTTGTCAGTTTTATAAAACCCGTTTCCTTTAAATTGTACTCCAAAAGTTCCAAAGTGTCTATCTAGTTCATTGCCACATTTTTCGCAAGCATACTCTGGCTCGTCTTCAAAAATACCACGTTCAAATGACACAACATCATCTTGGGAACATTTACATTTATATTCGTATACTGGCATACCTATCCTTGAATTATAATGAGCACTTTACAGTCATACTCAGGACTATGAACAGGTATTTAGTGTCGCTGTCTCCCCCGACGAATCTGCGACTCCCCGATGAAGGGGTGCAGGTTCTTATTATACTATTTCTTTATTCTTTTGGCCTTTGCAGTAGAAACTTCTTCTATGTCTCTAGGATCCTCAAAGCCTCCAAAGCTTTCTTTTGAATCAAAGTCATGGATGCTGAATTTGACTGGTCTTTCACTTTCTGGAATAAATTTAGTTAGCATTATTACTAGAATGCCATCTAAGACAAACACAGAGCTAACCTTTACATATTCTGCAAGAGAAAATGTTTTAATAAATGAACGAGCACCGATTCCCTTATAAAGATATTGTTTGTTTGGGTCTTCATGTGACGAGCCTTTAATTGTTAAAACATTCTTATCTTGTTCTACTTCAATATCTTCTCTTTTGAATCCAGCCAAGGCCAATTCAATCACGTACATCTCATCTGGCCCTTCGACCTTAGAAATATTATGAGGTGGGTAGTTTGAAGTGTTTCTATTTATATTTTGTAGATCTTTAATTTGGCGATCAAAACCAATAAAAAATGGATCATTAAAAAAATCCACTGTTAATGCATTTACCATATTATTCCCCTTTCAAGCGAATAAATTAATATATGGACCCTCTGTTGAGCGATCCATATATTATTATAGCAAAATATTTACAGTTTGTCTACTTCTTTTTAGCCCTTACTTTAGCAAGCGCTTCAAAGTCTTTTACTTTAGTTTCTCCTAGGTATCCCCAAGCATATCCCTCAGCAATCATTTGCTCGTTAACTGAAACTTTAGATCCATCTAGGAATAGCCATCCAAGGATCCGCCCGTATTTTTCTGATGAGTCTATCTTTTCTGTCTTAATGACAAATTCTTTAGCGTCTTTAATCTTAGACTTTACGTATTCTTTAGCTTCAAGCCCTAAAACTTTTTCGGCTTTATTTGTTGTCCTGCTTTCTGGAGTATCAATACCAGCAAGTCTGACTCTTGAACTAAATGATATGTCAAAACCTAGATCAATGTCTACGTCTATTGTATCTCCGTCTACTACGTTATTTACTTTCTTAACATGATATTCGTACATTATTTTTTATCCCAATCTGGACGGGCAACTGACATAACTAAACTATATGGCCGTTTCTTTTTAAATACGCCGTCTCCATTTGCCTGACTGCCTTTAGCATCTCCAGATGTGTTTCCTTCGTATGTAATAAGATTCTTTCCATCATTTGAAACTACAATTCCTACGTGTTCTGTGTCTGTAGGAGTCTTATCAAAGTTAAAGAATACTACGTCTCCAGCCTGAGCTTGCCCAATTGGAACAATTCTCTTATTCTTTGCAAACCATTGCGCTCCTGCATCACATGACGCAAAGCCTTTCTTTGTTGAAGCGGCAACTAGGTGAACTAGTCCTGCATCATCAAAACATCCTGAAACAAACATTGCACACCAAGGTTGGTGATTCATTCCGTATCGTTTTCCAAAAACTGTATCGTTATTTGGTCCTTCTGCATATCCCTCATCAGCATATTTCTTAGCTGCTGTTACAACTTTTGCCGCATTTGGGTGTATGTTGTCTGCCATTTTATTCTCCTTTAGTTAAATGTTGATTTTAAACTTGATTTTAGCCACCAAGCCCAGAATTGAAGTTTATCTTGTCTTTCGGCAAGAAAGTTTGCAAGACCTTGTTCATTTTGTAAGGTTGCTACATCAAACAAAGCCTTTTGATCAGATATCATTTTGGTGATCATATCTAATAATTGTCTTGACATTATAATTGGAGAATTTGAATCTAATTGAGTATCTCCGTAAGTGTTGCTTGATAAAAAATCTTCTAATGTATATGGGGCTTTTACATCAAACTTGCGTAACCACTCTGCTATTGTATCAATTGTGCCATATACATCTGTATAAATCTGTTCAAAAAATTCATGGTACTGTGTAAAAAGTGGACCCTCTACATTCCAATGAAATCCATGTGCTGTGCTATATAGCACTACTGAATTTGCTTGATACCTTTTAAGTTCTAATATTAATTCTTCCATTTTATTCTCCTAATCGTTTGGTATATCTTTATTTAAAATTTCAATTAATCCATAATCTTTTGCTTTTTTAGTTCCTTCTGGACTTAAGGTAAATGTAGCTTCTAAATTTTCATCATAATCAACAGATAATAATCCCTCTTTATATAATTCAATTAAAGATTTATCTATATGTTCAATATGTGATTCCCATAATTCTGGAGCTATTTCTTCTGCAATTTCAGTTATGGCATAAATTATTTCGCCATCTTCATCCATACCCTCAAGGGTGACCGCTCCGATACTTAGATAGTACTCTAATCTATCGTCTGAGTCATCCATAGGAATTTCTTCTTCCATCTTATATATTATACCCCTAACCCTGCAAAGGGTAGGCCTTGGTATATTATAGCGTTCCATCTTGATTCTTGTCAATAGTAGTCTCTACTATTTGCTGCACGTAATCAGAAAAATGTTTCCTAATGCTTCCTGGGGGTCTTGATCCAATAGCGGTCCATATTCTTTTATACTCTAGTATATTTGCAAAAGTTGTAGGACATATTGTGTCTCCGCTATATTCTTTCAATACAGTTGGAAGCGGAACATGTTTGCTGCAACATTTACATTCTTTGGCTTTTTCTTGATACGTACTCATACTATCATCATCCTATCTATAGCTTCTTGCAATTGTTCAGGCATTCTTGGTGCTCTAATCATATTCATAGCAGAAACGTCTGGGTTATCTTTAGAAAAGTCATTCTCATAACTCATTGATTCATACGTATGAATTTTTATTTCTTCATCTATTTTATGCTTTGTTCTTGAAATTGCATTGTAAATTGATCCGCAAACTGCGTCTGCTAAGTCTTTAGATCCTTTTCTTGGGTGATCTACTCTATCTCTCATAATTTTTAACTGTAACAATTCATCAATCAATAATTGTATATATGGCCCAGTTAATCTTTCCTCTGCCACGATCATTGCCATATCGTCGTAATGCTTTTTAGCAACAGACAAAACCTCTGTATTAATTCCGTATTGCTTAAGCTGTTGCATCATGTCGTGAGAGTTCCATCTATCAAATGTGCATACTTTAATTTTAAATCCCCTAGTTTTTAAAGAAAGAATGTAATCTTTAACTTCCGTAAAATCTACAGATTTATCTTTTGTTGGGGTCCAATATCTAACTGCATCTATTTCTACAATTGGAGCTGGCTGTGAGTACTCGCTTGTTATTTTAATGCTTACCCATTTTTGTACATGAGACATTGAAACTGCACAATGGTCGTGTTTTTGAGCAAGGTCTACGTGAATAAAGTATTCTTTATCTGGGTCAGGGATGAACCACTCTTGCAATCTTCCAAAATTATCTACTGCTAATTGACCAATGCTAAATGCTTTTTCAATTTTTTCTTTTGACTTAAAAAATGCATCTATTGCATCTGGCGGCATACAAGCAAATCTAGATAAAGCATCTGATGGATTGGTATAAAATGCAGTTTTAAAATCATCAATTTTTCTTACTGGATTAACGTCCCAGGTTGGTCTCTTTAACGCATAAACTTTTGGAATTTTATAAGAAAGAATATGATCTTCTTGCCAGTCTATTTCAAACTCATTGCCTTCTGTATTGTCTGGCAAATCTTCGTCCATTTTAAACCTATGTGATTTGATTACAGTTTCTTTATCGGCCACAACAGCGTCGTATCTTTGTTGTATATAGTCATTCTTATATCTAGGGAAAGATAGCAGGATTACCTTGCCAAAATCTGGAAAACGAGAATCTACTGAGGCCCTATACATATCATAAATTGCTCCGCCAGTTTTAGCCTGATCATGCCCAGTTGTATTCTCTACGCTAAAGCCTGAAATTTCATCAAGGATAACAATGATTACGTTATATCCTTCCCAAGCCTCTCTTTCTGAGTGTCCAGAATGTACAGTAATAGATTTATTAAATTTTATTTCAGAAGCTTTGTCAGTATACTTACCAACAAACCATGGGGATCGATCTATCCTTGTTTTGAATCCTTTAAAAAATACGTTGCTAGCCTGTTGAGCATTTATTGCAATATTTATTATATCTATTGAGTCACCAGGAGGTTTACCATAATAAGATGCTGGATCTTTAAGGCATAGCAATAAATATACGGTATACGCCACTGCAATTGTTGAGCAATAGTCTTTACCAGATCCCTTGCCCAATTGTGCAACTATTTCATTTGCGGTCTGCTTAAACCTTATATGTCCTTCTTCTTCGCCAAATAACTTTATAAGAGTAGACTCTTTGTATATCTGTGAACTTTTTTCAATTAATGCGTATTGATAACTTGATAACTCTGGCAACCCAAGATACTCTGGATTACGTACAAATGTTTTTAAATCGACTGGCTTTTCGTCAAACTCTTCGCCGTCAAGGATATCAATTAAATCATTAAAATTAAGATCCACTTACTTCCTCAATGATTTCTATTGGTTCTACAATCCCAGTAATTTGAGACAATCTTTTTGCAACATCCATTTTACATTTAGGGCAGGTAGCTGTAACTTCTTTTAAAATTTTAACAAGTATGTCTTGCTTTCTTTCGGTATCTGCAATTTGATTTGCAATTTCTGCATTATCTAAAAGGCCTACTTCTTGCAGCATGCCTATTCTTTTACCTTCAATGTCGGCAATTAATTTTAATGCAGTTGATTTAACGTTCAGCTGGCCAGACTGATCTGCGTCCTCTACCGTTTTCCAAGCTTCTTTAATAAGCATAGCGTAGTGCTTGTCTGCCCCAGAAATGGCCTCCTTGGCCCTCTCTCGCGTACTAGTGTCGTTATGGACAACAGACTTCCATTCGTCAATTAACTCAACTACTTCCTTGCGCTGGATCCCAGTAATTGCAGATATGCTGGTTGCGCTGTTACCCTTGAGTAACTCGCTAACAACCATGTTCATTCTGTCAAAATGATCGGATAATTGAATTTCCATATCTCATAAGTATACTTTCAGTTGACTGAAAAGTCAATTTGAATTGGCTATTTTGTACAATATTAAGTACCCAATTAGGTCATCAATATCATTATCCCCTGCAAATCCTTTATTGTTTTTAATCCTATTTAATTTATCGTCTATTCTGACTTTTAATTGCTCTACGGAATCCGCCGTTGAAAATATTCTAGAGGGCTCTAAAGCTGAGTTCCCATAAGATATATTTTTATCAATTAGCATTTGCGCTATCTCTAAGCAAGAATTTAATATTTTGCCTCCCGCTGGAGCGCTAACTGAATGAAGATATAGATCCTCATATCTAAATTCCTTTACATCTGTATATACTGGCTTTAACATACTATCTCCTAATCAGTTCAAATCGTAGGTCATTATTTTCTCTGCCTACAAATGTTACCTGAAATAACGTAACGTTATCCCAGTAGTACCTTCCAAACAATTCATACAATTCTTTTTCAGGATCAAAATAGTCAAATGTTTCGTGGTGAAAAACTTTTTTATGAGTTGGATCACGATAAGATAATTCGTTGTCCCATGCTGGAAGTCTTAAAGTAAGTTTTCCGCCGACCTTAAGTATCCTGTGACATTCAGACAGCCAATCTACAATTTCTGTATTTAGATGCTCAAACACATCAATTGCATAGACTTCATCCCATTCCTCATTTTCACAGGGCCAAGGAATAACTTCTAGGTCCCATGCTACATCTATCCATTCGGAATGCTTTATTCTATCATGATGCACGGCACCTTGTAAAGGGGTTGAGCCAGACCCAAGCTCTAATATATTCATCGTTTTTGAATTAATCCAAATTTAGTTAAATATCTTTGTACGGTCATGGCAGAAACATTACACTCAATAGCGATTTGAACAACACTTTTTTTCTGAACTACATATTTTCTATATAGCCATACCTCACTTTGGTATAATTTCATATTGAGGTCCACCCTATATACTCTGCATTAGGATTATCTAATAACCATTGTTGGTGCATTAAATTTTGCTTTTCCCAATTAATATTATGGGTAAATTCTCCACATAAAGAACAAACCTCTTCATTTCTGTTTTTATATATATGTTCACAAATCATCTTTCAGTCAATACTTTATTTGCATAATGAGCAATTCCAAATGAGTCGGCTACGTCAAAATCAGACAGGGTCAGATTATATTTGTTATTAAAATAGTCAACTGTTCTTTGTTTACGCATTGTACGCAATTGATTTTGATACCAGGAGTCTGCATATCCTGGGTTCTTTAATCTTATTGCCGCCTTTTCTTCCTTTGTTGGATTTTTATTTCCTATGTAGGCTTGCCAAGATGACGGAGCTATTGTAATTACTTTGCAGCCCGTGGCCATCAGCTCTGCTATTACAACCCCGTAAACATAAGACAATTTAATTACAGCATCTGCTGATTTAACAAATACCGCTCCTTCAACCACAATATAATCTGATTTTAATTCATTAAGCATTGAATGCATTTTGACCTTAGCGTCATATATTTTTTCATATATATC